AGACAGCAGCAGATGCAACATCTTCAGGACAGGCTTTATTATCTGATTCATCAGGGAATTTATCATGGGGAAGTGCAGGAATATCAACAGGTAAAGCTATTGCAATGGCAATGATTTTCGGTTAAAAGATAAACACAGGAGAAAAAAATTATGGCAAACCCAAATATAGTAAATGTCACAAGTATAACAGCGGGAAGTATGGGATGGAATTTAGGCACTGGTGGATTAGCAAATTTAATTTCACCCAGTTCAAATTATTTATTAAAAATTAATAGAATAGTTGTAGCAAACGTTGATGGTACAGATTCAGCTGATGTTGATGTAGCTATTACTACAAATTCTCAAGCTTTTACAAACACAACAGTTACAGGCGCTGATGCAACAACTTATTTAGCCAAAACAATTGCGGTACCGGCGGATGCATCATTAGTAATAAGTGATACTCCAATTTATTTAAGAGAATCAGATATATTAAAAGCCAATGCAAGCGCTGCTTCAGATTTGGATTTAACTATCACATTTGAATTATTGACAGATCAATAGGAGGTTGAATTATGGCTCAAGGTAATGGCGGCATAATTGGACCCACTACAACCGTAACCGCAGCTCAAGCGGAAAAGAAAACAATCTTTAAATGTTCAGGTACATTTACATCGCAACCTGGAACTACTACAGCTAAAGTTTTAGTTGTTGGTGGTGGAGGTGCAGGTGGAAAAACTGGTGGTGGCTCTGGTGGCGGCGGAGGAGGTGGTGGCCTTTTATTTGGTTGTAAAACTATTTCAGGTGGAACAGATTATGTTGTAACAGTTGGATGTGCCGGAACCTATACAGGACCCGGAAATACTACAGCTGGTGGAAATTCAGTTTTTGATGTTTGCGCAGCAAGTCCAGATGGAGCAGCCACTGCAAATGGTGGCGGTCTTGGTGGTAACAACGATAGAAATCAATGCGGTGGTGCCGGAGGATCTGGTGGTGGAGGCGGTGGAGCTGGTAATGATAGTCCAGGTCCAGGTAATCAATCCCCTTCAGGAGGTTTAACAGGTTATGGTAATGCTGGTGGACCAGGAAGTCCAACAGGAACAGACCCAGCTGGTGGGGGCGGTGGTGCTGGTGCAGCAGGAACTGCAGAAACAGGACCACAACATGGTGGAGATGGAGGAATTGCTAAAAGTGCATATCCTGTAGTTGGAACAGAATTTGGAGAAGCAGGATTTTTTTCTGGTGGTGGAGCTGGTGGCGGAAATAATACTGGAATGGGTGGTTATGGTGGAGCAGGAGATGGTTCTACTCCATGTGTAGCATATCCTTCTTCTGGTAATGAAGGTAAAACAGGAACAGGTGGTGGAGGTTCTGCTAATTGGTATTCAGGTGGTGGTAACCCTGGTGGTAAAGGTGTGGTTATTGTAAAAGAAGCAGGAATAGCTGCTCAAGCTCCAGGTATTTGGTCAATGTGTGAAGTTTATTGTAAAGTAAAATCAAGTAATTGGGTAAGCCCTGGACCTGCAGGTGGACCTTTAGATTTCTTTTTAGTTGGTGGTGGTGGATCAGGTGGCGATGGTGGAACCGGTGAAGCTGGTGGCGGAGGCGGAGCAGGTGGTGTCGTTAAGTCTTATGATAATTTATGTTTTACAAAAGTTGATGCAACTCCAGGAACTTATTGCGTAACAGTAGGAGCTGGTGGAGTACCAGCAGCATCAGGACCTGGTGGTGGAAACACTGTTGGTGGGTCTGGTGGAAATACAATATTTGCATATACATGCACTCACACTGCTTATGGTGGTGGAGGTGGAGCATCCGGGGGATCAGCTGCACCAAAAGCTGGCACAGGTGGTTCTGGTGGTGGAGGAAATGGACGTTGTGGTCCAGGAACTCCAGGTAATTCAACTGGTCAAGCTGGTAATACACCTTCAATTGCAGGTGCTTCTGGAGGACCTCAAGGCGCTCCAGGAGGAAATGGAGTTCCAAGTTATGGTAATGCAGGTGGTGGCGGTGGTGGAGCTTTTCAAACAGGTAGAAATGGAACTAATTCTCCACAAAATCAAGGTGGTGAAGGTGGAACAGGAGTAATTTCAGGAATAAGTGGAAGTGGTAGATATTATGCTGGTGGTGGCGGTGGTGGGGTTCAAACAACGCCTCAAACAGTTAGTGCATTAGGTGGCATAGGTGGTGGCGGTCAAGGCCAAAAAGGTGGACCAAGATGTGCTGCAAATGCAGAAGAAAATACTGGTGGTGGAGGTGGAGGAAATGCTTCTGGGCCAGGATCAGGAGTTTGTGGTTGTGGTGGTAAAGGTGGTAAAGGAGTTGCTTTCTTTAGAAGTGGTGTAGGTTTAACTGCAGCACCAGGATGTAATACATCTTTCTATGATGGCGAACAATGGATTGCTAAATTTGTAGCTAATGGAACTCTTACAGTTGGATCAAGAGCAGTGCCTTCTCACTCATTTGATTATTTAGTAGTTGGTGGTGGGGGTGGTGGTAATGCTAACCAAGGAGCTGGTGGAGGTGCTGGTGGTTATCAAACATCTTTTCCAGGTGGTAAAAAAATATATTTAAATCCAGGTTCAAATACTATTCAAGTTGGAGCTGGTGGAGCTGGTGGACCTGGTCCAGGTTATGCTTCTAGCGGTGAACCTTCAAAAGTAGGATTTATTGAATCTATTGGTGGTGGAGCTGGTGGTGGTAATCCAGGCATCTTGCAAGGAAGAGGTCAAACTGGTGGATCAGGTGGTGGAGCTGGATCAGTAAATGCTCAATCAAGATATGGTAGAGGATTAGTTGGTTTTGATCAAATTCAAGGATATCCTGGTGGATCAGGACAAGGTAGTCCTGAGTATGGAGCTGGTGGTGGCGGTGGAGCTACACAAAGAGGAGAATCTGTAGATACTCCAACAACTAATGGTGGTGATGGGGGAGATGGAGCACCTAATAGTATTTCAGGAGCCGCTGTAACCTATGCTGGTGGTGGTGGAGGTGGAGTAGCTGCTCCTTCTACTGCTGGATCTGGTGGAGCTGGTGGTGGCGGTGCCGGTGGAGCAGGACCTGCATCTGGAACTGCTGGAACTGTAAACACTGGTGGTGGTGGCGGAGGATCTATGTGTGCTGCCTGTGGAGTTGCTGGTGGATCAGGAATTGTTATTTTAAGAGCACCTGGACCTGCTGGACCTAGTTATACAGTAGCCCCAGGAACTAACACAAAAGCCCCTGTTGGCGGTGATACAGTAATGACATTTACTGTAGATGGTACATTGACAATAAGTTAGGATTAATTTATAAATATAAATACAGGAGAATAATATGGCACATTTCGCAGAATTAAATGGAGCAAATCAAGTAGTTAGAGTGGTCGTTGTAGGAAACGATGTTAGAACCTCTGATGGAATTTTAGGCACTAATGACATGCATGTTGATGGTGAAACATGGTGTAGAGAATTTTATAAAGGTGGAACTTGGAAACAAACATCTTATAATAACAAATTTAGAAAACAATATGCTGGCATAGGTTTTACTTATGATGCAGCAAAAGATAAATTTATTGCACCACAACCTTATACTTCATGGGCTTTAGATGAAAATGATGATTGGCAACCACCAATTGCAAGACCAACAAATGAAGGTGATGACGCAGATCATCCTAAAAGAGCTCAATGGGATGATGTAGCGCAAGGGTGGACAGCAGAAACTCATTACAACGAATCAACAAATCAATTTGACCAGAAGTGGGTCTGGGATACATCAACATTAGCTTGGGTATCCGCATAAGGAGAACTAAGTTATGGCCAGATCAAATGGCGGTATAATCGGAAAAAAAAACTCATCCTCTTTCGGACAAGGTAAAGTTACATCCGGAACTGCAAGTGGTCCTGGATCTTTAACTACACAAGCTGGAACAAGATTAATTGATACTTTAATCGTCGCTGGCGGTGGTGGTGGAGGAAGCACTTCAGGTGGATCCGGTGGTGGTGGTGGAGCTGGAGGTGTTAGACCTCTTTCAAATTTAGAAGTATGTGGAAGCTCTCCTTATGCCTACGTTGTAGGAGCAGGAGGTGCTAAAGATACAGCAGGAACAGATTCTTCATTAACAATAGGATGCACAACTTACACTTCAGAATCAGGTGGAAGAGGTTCAAAAAGTTTTCCAAGTTTTGGCAGCGATGCTTCAGCAGGAGGATCAGGCGGTGGTGGTGGAGGTTACGGAAATCCTCACCCTGGATCATGTGGAGCAGCTGGAAATACTCCTCCTCAACCTGGTAATTTAGGAAATGCTGGTGGAAACGCTGTTTGTTCTTGTACTTCTGCATGTGCTCAAGCTGGTGGTGGCGGTGGTGGAGCTGGAGCGGTAGGAGGAAATGCTGATCAACCAGGTCCTACATCAGCTAATGCTGGAGCAGGTGGAGCTGGAACGGTAAATTCAATAACAGGATCATGTGTCACTTATGGTGGTGGCGGTGGTGGTGGAAAAAGAATGGCTCCTGGAAGTAAAGGTGCTGGTGGAGCTGGGGGTGGCGGAGCTGGTGGTCAAGGACCATCTTCTACATGTGCTACAGCAGGAACAGTTAATACTGGCGGTGGTGGTGGCGGTGGTGGAAAAGAACCAGGTGGTTGTGGCGGAGCTGGTGGTTCAGGAATAGTAATCGTAAAAGAATTAAATAAAGCAAGTGGTATGTGGTCAATGCAAAGTCAATATTCTGCTCGAAGAAATGATTCATGGCCAGATGGAAGTGTTTTAAGAAGTTTAGATGTTTATTATTTAGTAGTCGCTGGTGGTGGTGCTGGTGGTAGAGATAAAGGTGGTGGAGGTGGAGCTGGTGGATTTAGAACAAATTGGCCTGGTGGGTCAGTTCTTTCACTAACAGGACCTCAAACAATTCAAGTAGGAGCAGGTGGAACTGCAACTCCAGCCCCTTCAGGTGGACCAGTTGCTGGTGCAAGTGGAGAACCTTCGGTAATTGGAGTTGGTGGAACTGCATTTACTGCAACAGGTGGTGGAGGTGGAGGAACACCTTGCACATCAAATTCTCCTCCAACAGGAGCAGGAGCAGGTCATCCCGGAGGATCAGGGGGTGGTGTATCAGACATGAGAACTCAGCCTGGTCATAAAGGAGCAGGTAATACTCCTCCAACAAGTCCATCACAAGGAAATCCAGGAGGAATGGGAGTTGACTTTCCGCCATCAGGTGGTGGTGGAGGTGGAGGACATGGTGGAGCTGGATCTAACGCTACAACACCAGGAAGTGGACCAAGTCCATCTAACGCAGGTGGACCAGGTGGACCAGGAACAGCAAACAATATTACAGGTGCATGTGTGACTTACGCTGGTGGTGGCGGAGGTGGAATTACAGCAGGTAGTTCTGGTGCAGGTTCAGGAGGACCAGGAGGTGGTGGTGCTGGTAATACACCTGCAGGTGGAGGTACTGCTGGTACAGTTAATACAGGTGGTGGTGGAGGTGGTGGTGGATCACCTAACCAAGGCGGTGGTAATGGAGGCTCAGGTGTCGTGTATATGAGAGTACCGGGCCCAAGTGCACCTCCTTTCTTAGCAATTGCTCCAGGAACTAATACAATTACTACTCACCCTGGTGGTGATAAAATTATGACTTTTACAGTGGACGGAACATTAACCATTTAGTATATCTATTTCATGTCAGAAATAGATAGTCTGTTTCCCGTACCTATTTACAAAACTTTTTTATCAGAAGATTTATCTCGTGTTAAAAAACATATAATTAAATTATCTAAAAAACTTTCTTTAAATAGAAATACAATACTAAATGTAGACACGTCGCATAATGTTTATGATCTTGTTAATGATTCTTTTTTTGTTCCTCTTTTAAATGATTTTTTACTTCACTCTAGAACATTTTTAGTTGCTCTTGGATATGATAAACATTTTTTAGATAAGTGTTTTGTAGAAAGTTCTTGGTTTAATATTAGTTCTAAAACAGATAGTTTAGCTAAACATATACATCCAGGATCCATTGTTTCTGGAGCTTTTTATGTAGAATCTAGCCCTACTGATCATATATATTTTTATAGAACCGATGATATGATACTACCACCTAATAATCATAATAAATATTCTACTAAATATGTCTCTTATCCCTGCACTCCAAATCAATTAATATTATTTAAAAGTAATTTAAACCATAGTACAGGCGCACAAAAAGAAGGAAAAAAAATAGTAATCTCATTTAATATAGGGTATAAAAATTTATGAATTTACAAAATTATTTCTGGTACTTCCAATCTGCAATTCCAAATAGAATTTGTGATGATATTGTTCGATATGGTAAACAACTATCTGATCAAATGGCAGTTACTGGTGGTTATGGAGAGGCAAAAAAATTAAATAAAAAACAAATAAAAGATTTAAAAAAGAAAAGAGATTCTAATATTGTGTGGATGAGTGATAGATGGATTTACAAAGAAATACAGCCTTATGTCAATCAAGCAAACGCAAGTGCCGGCTGGAATTTTCAGTGGGACTGGTCAGAGGCTTGCCAGTTTACTAAATATAATAAAGGACAATATTATGATTGGCATTGTGATTCATGGGAAAATGCATACAATGCACCGAACACTCAATCGCATGGTAAAATAAGAAAGCTATCTGTAACAGTAACCTTATCTGATCCTAAAGAATATAAAGGGGGTGAATTAGAATTTGATTTTAGAAATCAAGATCCTGATAAAAAACCTAACATTAGGAAATGCACAGAAATATTACCTAAGGGTTCTTTAGTAGTATTCCCATCACATGTATGGCACAGAGTCTGTCCTATTAAAAAAGGATCGAGATATAGTTTAGTTATATGGAATTTAGGAAGGCCTTTTCAATGAAGAATAAAAAATTAAAACAAAAAAGAAGAAAAGAAAAAAAGAAAATAACTTTTCCACAAAACTTAAATAGAGACAACTTATTTAGTTGCCCTGTCTGGTATGCAGACGAACCAAAGTTTGTAGATAAATTAAATACAGCATCTGATTCTTATATTGAAATATCTAAAAAGAATTTAAAAAAAGATATTGATAAAAGGAATAAAGAATTTGGAGATAAAGGAGATATGGGTCATGTTTTTCATTCAACAACTTTATTAAATGATCCTAATTTTACAGAACTTACAAATTATATAGGAGCTACATCATATAATTTATTAAATGAAATGGGTTTTGATTTAACTAACTTTGAAGTATTTACTACCGAGTTATGGGTACAAGAATTTGCTAAAAATGGTGGAGGACACCATACATTACATACACATTGGAATGGTCATATTTCTGGTTTTTATTTTTTAAAAGCTAGTGACACAACATCTAGACCAATATTTGAAGACCCTAGAGCAGGCAATATGATGAATCTTTTACCTGAAAAAGATAGATCAAAAGTTACCTATGCCAGTTCTCAGATTAATTATACAGTTAAACCAGGAAGAATGATATTTTTTCCCTCTTACCTACCTCATCAATATATGGTAGATATGGGATATGAACCGTTTAGATTTATACATTGGAACTGCCAAGCTATACCGAAAGGAGTATTAAATGTCATTCAAAAATAATAAATATACAGTACTTAAACAAGCTATTTCACCTGAGTTAGCAAATTTTATTTATAAATATTTTTCTAATAAAAGAAGAGTAGCTAGATTATTATTTGATCAAAAATATATATCACCTTTTACTGAATATTGGGGAGTATGGAATGATGACCAAGTTCCCAATACATATTCTCATTATGCAGATTTAGCTATGGAAACATTATTAGAAGAAGTAAAACCTGTAATGGAAAAACATACAGGGTTAAAATTAAGTCCTACTTATACTTATGCACGAATATATAAAAAAGGAGATGAATTAAAAAGACATAAGGATAGATACTCGTGTGAAGTATCTACAACTTTAAATTTAGGGGGAGATCCTTGGCCTATTTATCTAGACCCAACAGGTAAAGTTGGTCAAGCTGGTATTAAAGTAGATTTAAAACCAGGCGATATGCTTATCTACTCTGGGTGTGATTTAGAACATTGGAGAGAAGAATTTACTGGTAAAAATTGTGGC